GCGCCTAGTACTGGGTCATACAGCTTATATTCTGAACCAAGCGCAATGGCGGCTTTGGGAGTGGATGTTGTTTCTGTTATTGTTTCTATTTGGTCTTTAATTTCCCTCGCGATAATCTCGCCTGTTTCTACATTTGGGTGCAGACCATCTAACAAACCACCTTTCGGTATTTCGATGTTTGATAGATCAATGTATTTAATACCGTACTTTGATGCAAGCTCCCGCATTCCGCTGTTAATTTCGTCAACAAGCGGTGGCATGTAATCAAAATAATTACCTTCTACACCTCCGTGCCTTGGGTCGTCAGATTTTGCTACAGGGGGTATACCAACAAGTACAGGACTTGACCCAGCCGTCTTTGACATCTGGATCATTTTTTCAATGTTTGTAATCGTTGTTTTGGGGTCCCTTAACAAAGCAGCATCTGCTGCCCCGTATCTTAAAAGAACGGTCTCTGGCTTTACTGAATTTAAGAATGTTTCAAACGTGCCGCCAAATGGCTCAAACGCCGATGCCTCTTGCAAACCAGATAGTGCGTCTGGTTTTTTTCCTGTAAGAGCCTCATAGGTGGTCATGCCACCGCGGCTAACGTTTGTTATATCTTGGCCAAGGAAATCAACAAGACTCCCTTGCTTCGCCCCTGTTGGGTCATGCCCTAAAGCAGACGAAAGAGAATCGCCGAGAATAGCAATTTTCCCTGCGATATTTGATACGCTGGAACTTGCCGTTTTTGCTATAGCATCGTTTTCAGTAATCTTGGGCAGTTCCATAGTTGCTTATCAGTAGCAACCGCCTTTAGCCATTTTGATCGTCTTGCCTTTGGTCTTGCCTTTTGATGCAACACCGTCACGGCTAGGTGCCGCTGTTTTGACAGCGCCCATCTTGGTCATACCACCAGATTTCATGCCTTTGGCCTCAGCCTTCTCATGCTTGATCATGGACTTGGGGGCGCCTTTGGCTTTCATAAAAGCAAGCTCTTTCTTAACCATAGCTTTGGGCTCACCGCCCGCTTTGTAACCTTTCATAGCTCTCTGCTCCGATAGTCCAATCGCAATTGCTTGCTTGGGGTTAGTAACTTTCTGGCCTGAAGAGGATTTAAGTTTACCCTCTTTGAACTCACGCATCACCGTACCAACTTTGTCTTTCATATGTACCGCCCGCGTGTCTTACCGCGTGTCGCAATCCCATCGGCCCGCCTAGAGGCGGATCCAACTTTACCACCGGATTTGCGGCTTTCAATCACATCATCGCTTCGCCTATCCCTGTCTAGTAATCTGCGCTTGTTCTTTGCAGCAGCGTACTCAACAGGACCCATGTCTTTTTCATAAGGTAACCGACGCTTGGGCGACTCTAACTGCTCAGGCTCTTTGCCGCGCCTTGCTAGCTGTCCACTCTTTGGGGCCAATTGGCCACCCTTTGGCTCACTTCCTTTTGCCACGTCACCGCCACGTGGCGCAGTGGTTGTTACCGCGCCAGGCTTTGGCTTCTTAGCGCCATAGTAATAATCAGCAGGAGGCTTTGCTGGAGATGGCTTAGCCGCTTCTTGCGGGATTCTTGGCTCTACCCTTGGTTTGGCTGCCTGCGCTGCTTTACTTCCAATGCCAGAACCAAGAGAGCGCAAAGCTTTCAAGCCTGGTCCACCCAATAATGCTGCTTCTGGAGCAACCCGCTCAAGAGGCTTATCGACAGACTTTAGACGTTCTATCTCTGCTTTGGCCCGCGCCTGCTTGTCAGCCTCGATAGCAGCCATCTCTTGCTCAGCGGTCTTGCCCATCGCCGTACGACCCATGGGTTTTGCCGCTTGCTGGCTAGGTTGTGCAGCCGGTTTTGGCGCTGGTTTTGCAGCCGGTTTAGGCGGCGTCTTTATGGCGGTGCGGGAAAACCCTGCTGTACCAGGTTCCGCAAATTCATCTACCGTTGTGGCGCGAGTTACCTGTGGCATCCTGACCGGAGAAGCCTCCGCCATCTGGCGGCGTCGTTCATTCTCTTCAATGTTTCGCTCAATCATTTCCTCACGGGATCCCATCCCGTAATCCTCTGAGCTTACATCGCCGTATCCGCCTTCGACGTATTTACGTACTTTGCGTTTCATAGCTAACTCCAGAAAACTCCGCCACGTGGCGGAGTTATTTCATGCGGACCATGGTGCCTTTGGTCTTGCCACGCTTAGCGCAGCCATCTGCTGCCTTCACGTAACCGCCGGACTTAAACATCTTGCCAAGGTTAGGGCGCTTGTCCATCTTCCTTAGCTTCTCATCCTCTAGCTCTTGCTGCATTGCACCACGCTCTTTTTGGGTGGGAACAAGATCGTAGTTAGGGTTGTAGTTCGTGTCGCCATGGCGCCCACGGCCTTTACGGGGATCATTTAACATCATCATTTCCTTTCAGCGAGGGCATCAATTTTTGCTTCAAGCCTTGCAAAGCCTGAGTCAAAGCGTTCGATAATCTTTTCCATGTCAGCACGAACTTCTGCGCGAGTGATGTGATCACGGGCAATTTCCTCCCGAGTTCTGTTCAATAGAATCTGGATGCGCTTTTGCTCATCGGATGCTTGCTTAAGCATGAACATCACCAGACCCACAAAGAACGATGTGATTAGATTCCAAATCAGAGCACCGGTATCCATTTAGCACTTCCATGCGCGTAAACTTTTGTTGATACGGCTGTTTGGATCTCTTGCTGTTTTTGCCGAAGTGTTCTTTTTTTTGTGCCCTTCCATCCTGGCACAGAATGACTTTTTACGAGGCCCACCCTCTGGCTGAGGAGCTTTGAGACCCGGTTTGTCAGGATTGGCTGCGTTGTATGAAGCCCGCCCTTTGGCGTTCAAACCGCCGGACGGGTTCTTTCCTTCCTTGCGCTGCCAAGCTGGCGACTTAGCCATAAAACACCGTTACCTTGGCGTTGGATAGCGTGGCATAAGCGCTGGTTCTGCACCATACACCTTGACCAGGCACGACAATATTAAATGTCTCTCCGCCAGCGATCGTATTTATCGTGAACAGCGTCGTGCCACTAGAGCCGCCGTCCTTAATAATGACGCTGCCAGCAGATGCACCAGGTTCCACAACCAATCCTCGGACACGCGTTGGCGTTGCGCTAACTGCGCCGGACGCAGCTAACGATATACCTCTTACATCTGTTTGCATGACGCACTCCTATTAGGAGTCAGCAAATGGTGTAGCAACCGAACCAGAGCCAAGTGCAATACCGTTGACCATGTACTTATTCGCAGCAATAGCAACGATCTGGACCCAAGAGCCCGCAACACCACCGGTGGTCGTGCCATTGAAGTTAATGAAGTCATTGGTCGCGCCAGCCGTATAGGCCACAAGCGCGTTGGAAGAATCGGTATCAACACCAAGGATCGTACCGACAAACTTGTCAGTGCCGTTAGTGCCAATCTTAAGTGACGAAGTAGCAATCGTCGTGGGAACCCAAATCGTATAAACAACGCCCTCGTTGTTAGCCGTATCGGGGTCATTGCCAGGTCCAGAGGACGAAGCATTTGCAGATGTATTGATTGCAGGAAGTGTGAGAACCACGTTAGCAGCAAGCGTGCCGCCCACTGAAATAATCCGGCCTGCATGGGCAACGGGATTTAGTGTGGTGCTTGAAGTGATTTCAACAATGGTTGATGGGCCTTGTTGAAAGATACCGCCCAGCGAACGTACTGGACCGTCAAAGGTAGAAATAGCCATGATAACTCCGCGTAGTAGCGCATCCCCATACCGTCTCTACTAAGTCTGCTAGGCCAGTCGGTATGAGTTAAATCCTAGTAACTGGTTTGTATCAGTTATTGGGGTGGGAGTCAATTAGCTTGTTGGACTTTAAGAGGTTTTCTTGTCTTGGTATTACGCGCAGATTCCATGGCACATGCAAGCCGCAAACGACCTCAGAGCGCAGCGGAATGATATGGTCAACAACATACTGCTCCCCCGTGGTTTTAGTCATCGTAATAGCAATTTTGTACAGCTCTCTTATCTGTCCTTTCTGTTCCCTAGTAAGCCAAAGTGGGGTAGCCTCCCTATGCTTGCGCCTGCGTGCTTTTGTGTCAGCTCTTACCCAAACCGTGTTCCGTTCTTTCCATGCCTTTTGGTAAACACGCTTTACCTCCAAAGGCCTTGTTGCAGCCGCTTGAATTACTTGCTCTTTGTGCGCCTCATACCATGCGTTCTTCCGATCTTTAACATCTTCCCGTTTGTTGTACGTTTTAAAGTAATCAACACGTTTTTCTGCTGCTTGCTGCCATTCAACTTTTAAGCATTCAACACAAGAGCCTTTTGTCTTGCGTGGTGCTATGTGGCCATACTTGCATGGCTCGCCTGTGAAGTAATACCTTGCTCCCGAGTCTTGGGCTTCCTTGCGTGTTTTTGGTAACTGTGCGGTATTCATTTCTTCTCCTGTGACTTAGTAACAGGTAATGTACCACACTTTCATTAGAAAACAAAAAACCCCGCCGAAGCGGGGCTCTCTGTGCTAAGTGCTTGATTTACATCAAGCTCCTTGCGAACCGAAAATGCCGAGTGGGTCGGATACTCCAAAACTGTAACGCTCTCTCGCCTTGTAACGCACGTTACCGGTATCAAAGTCTCCATCCATTCCAGTCTGCATAGGCGTACGCACAAAGTGCTTTAGCCCGTTTGGAACGTCAGTGGTGAGGAACCAGCCGTTGGTATCGGTCAACCAGTGGTTGATCGTATAGCCCTCGGGGATCGAACCGTTATTCTTCAGCGCGTTGATATCGTTGTTGTTGGTGCCGACACGGAGTTCGGTTTCCAACAGACGGGTTGCAACGAACTGAAGGTTAGAAGGAACGATCAACTTGCGTGGTTTTGCTGCAATCAACAGGCCACGTTCATCGGTCCACGCTGCGATTTGAATCACTGCGTTTTCCAACGAAGTTTCATTCAAGTCAGCTTGGGTAGAAGGCGTGTTGCTGTTAACGCCACCAGACACCAGTGGGTGAGAAGTGGAGAACAAAGGCTGGCCGTCACCGTAAGTGACAGTAGATGCCCATCCGTTGTTCAATACTGCCGCCGCTTTCACTTGCTTCGTATAGCTCATGGCGCGAGCAAGCGCCTTGGTATAGCGAGAGCTGAGCGAATCGTACAGGTTGTCTTCGATTGCCTCTTCGGTAATCGAAAAGCCCATAGCGATGGTCTCGTGCGTATAGCGAGCAGTCCAAGCTTCCTGCCCATTGTCATAAGCAATTGCAGAGCCTTCGTTCTTGACTGGTGCAGCCGAGAATCCAGACAGCTTGGTTTCCTCTTCAAATGAGCGCTCGGAGGTCTCCGTTTCGTAGATCTCTTTGTGCTCTTCGCCGTAGCGAGCATACTCCAAACCGAACAGGGCGTTCAGGCCGGGGAGCAGCTCTTTCAGTAGTTGTGCGCGTGAAATAGCCATTTAATTTCCCCTTACAGTCCGGTCGGGTTGTAGTAAGCATGTCCACCCAAGAATGTCGAACCGCTAATGCTAGGCATATTGAATTTGACAATAGCTTCCGGGAAGTAGACGGTGCCACTATAGGTAAATGCCGTATCCGGCACCAAATCAACGATACGAATTGGCAACGAATCCGTTACGTTGGCGGAACTTAACAGAATGCCTTGTTGAGAATCGTTCGTCGTCGTATTGAGAGTGTTAGCCACCAATGCGACGTTGTTGTTGATGTTGGTGTATTGCAAACCAGAAGTTGTGGAAACAACTGTGGTTCCGGTAACAACAGCAACCTGGAACAACTGATCAGGGTCTTCGCATACATAAGCGTAGATAAAGGTGTTTGCCTTTACCGAAGTTCCGCTAATCCATGCCTGCGACCATGTTGGTTGGCCAGTAACAGACGAAACAAACTGACATCCTAGAAAGACGCCAGCAAAGCCTGTTGCAGGAGCTGTGGTCGTCGATGTCGATACTTCGATGGTTCCGTCTGATGCAAAAATGACGGGATCACCATACCCAATGCTTGCCGCACTGGATGCGATACGACGTTGACGAGTAGCACCGGCAAAGACCTGACCACCGATCAAATTGATCGGCTTTAGCCCATAGGGCTTGTCGATAGTCGGGTAAGCCATTTGATTACTCCAAGATTAAGTTATCTCTTACCGAATCGGACCTCGGTACGTCTGTCATTAAACAGCGGCATACGTGGGTCGTTTTCGCGCATGAAATTACTGTCCACACTCGCCATCCAATCGTTGGCCTGCTTCTGGTAAAAACCATTACGCTGATCAACCATTTCAATAGGAGCACGGCACAGCATCAAACCACCAATCTCAATATTTCCGGTTTGAGGCCCGGTTGCGAGCAAAGCTCGGGCTACCTCTGGA